AGTTGATGACCATAGTACCGTCTGTGCTGGTGCTATCAATGTATGGGTTGTGGTGCCAAGGGTCGTGGTCAACGCCGGTAAAAAACACTAGGCTAGATGTTGAATAGCGAGGTTCTTCAATAGTTACCTGAGTGCTGCTTGATAGCAAAGTCACATAGCCAATGCTGTTTAAGCCGCCGTTAATGGTACGGTTAAGCACCTCGGCAATCTCACGAGTTGTCGCTGTAATCGGGTTTAGAATCCTAAAGTTTGTTACACGTTCTGATGTTGTCATCGTCTGCCAACCTGCCTTGCTTCAATGTCCATACCCTGTGCATATGACCACTGGCCTGACAACACCATCTTAGCCCTGTGATAGCGGTCTTGCGCTCTAAACGGCACAAATCCAGCGTCATTAACGCTACCTGCTGCTGTGTATGATACTAGGTCTGTATGAACACCTCTAAGCCCTATAGCCACCGTAACAGTACCATTTTCGTGATAAGGATACGCCCTGGTGACAATCGTATGGTTGCCTGTGGCAATACCTGTTTCACCAGTAACAATAGTTCCTTCTAGTGGGTCTCCAGAGAATGCGTGAATCTTATCGCCCAAAGCACCGCCGAACAGATACTGACCACCCTTATAAAGCGCACTATCGAGTGACGCTGGCAAAGCATCTATTGATGCAGCAATCTGGTCTAGGCTTTCTAGGGTGTACGCAGCCGTGAAGAATGGTGCCACAAGGTCAGCGCGAACTGTGGCGTATGACCACCGCCCCAAAGCATAGTTATAGATAAGCAAGCGGTCTGGTGTGGTGTCGATAGAACTATTGCTGACATATGACCAAATAGCCAACTGGTTTTGTGGGTCAACCACAGAGGTCATCTTGTCTTTGTAGCCAAAGTTAAAATCATCAAAGAACCAACGATTAACCTTTTCAGCGCCGATTGGCTGTGTCTGAGAGCCATCAAATGCGTAAAAACCATCGTCAGACAGGTAAAACACCATATGCCCAATGTTACATACAGAGCCAGGAACTTGACAACCTCGTGCATTTTCAACCTTATCGAACTGCCAAATTAGCGGCGGGCCAGTATATGTGGCTCGAACAATGGCGCGTTCCATAAGAATTGTTGCATATTCACCGCCTACCAAGCCGGTGATTGCACCAGCGTCAGGTATGTCCTGGAAATCAGATTGCTCTGTGCCAGCCGTCCAAGCTGTCGTGTTGTTAAAACCAGACCAGTAGCAGCGATACGGCACACGACCGGAACCCTCATCAATGTTCGCCGTCCAAACAAAATCACGCACGGCAGCAATGAAATCTGCCTTTGGGGCATCTGTAGATAATACGCTAAATGCACTGTCAGTGGACACGTTGAACTTTTGCAGTTCTTCGCCAATACCACCAGCAGCAATAACCTCTTCACCAAACTTAATAAAACGCCAGCGCTCTTCTGAGTTTAATGAGTAACCGCCTACTGCACTAACATCATCCAGCGTAGAACCTGTCTGATTAAATATATATAATTTACCGCTATCGCCAGCAAATAGCTTTACGATGCCAGAGGAGTTTTTCGCTGAAAATATACCCAAAATAGTGCTGTCTGCGCTGTCAGAGTAAGCCACAAACTCACCAAGGCTGCGATATCCATTATATGCAGGCACCATGTTATGTGCATCAATAACACCAGCATTTAAGTAATCAGGCTGGTCAGGCAGCCATTCTCCGAACTGTATCATTGTGTCGCCCAAACCTCACTGCCTACTGTTACAGTACCCCAAACTTCGCTTCCAACAGCAACATCGCTCCAGACCTCTGAGCCTACAGCTACATTACCCCAATCTTCGCCAAGAATCTTGGCGTTACACGCAACGCTTACAGCGGCGTCTGCTTCGCCTGCCATTACGAATATACCACTAGCTGCACTGGTTGTCGTTACAACTACATTAGGAGCCGAATCAACAGAGTAAACTACCCTTGCAATAGATGATACGTTAACAGAAGACGAAACACTTGATGTAAACGGCCTAATTCTTTTTATATTAACCGTATTAGTGACAGCAACGCCTACAGATGCTTCCATTGTTCTAATAGGTGTTATAACAGCTTCAAAGCTTGCAACGCCTGTCACGGACGCTTGCATAGGCCGTATGCGGTTTACTCCAGAAGCGGCTGACGCGGAGACTGAAACAGCAGCTTGAACTTCCTTGGCAAAAAGAATAGCTCCAGTAGCTGTAATAGCTATTGTAGCTGACGGTGTGTCTGCAATAAGAACACAGAGCCTGTCGCCTGTGCCTAACTCATCAAGCGTGTAGCCAAATGCGTCTAATTGCTCAAGCGTACCCCAAGCGTCTAGCTGGTCTAAAGTGGGGTTACACCACGGAAGACCATCCAGATTATCTAGGCTATGAGGCAGCGCATCAATGCTGCCAGATAGCTGTTCTAGGGATGGGGTATTTGTAGCCATCAGCTACACCTATGCCGCTGTGATGTCTAAATCACCAGCAGAAATCTTTAATATGTCACCTGTGTCAATCAGCTTTGCAGTGGTGAACGCACCGTGAATAAGCAAGTTACCCGCGCTACTAGCGTCAAATAAACCAAAGTGACTTACTGTACCCCAGCTTGCTGTGGCTGCTGAAAACTCAATAGCCGCGCTGTTGTCAGCCGTGCCAGAAGCCGCTGCATTGAATGTAGCTGCTACACGAGCATAACCATTGCCAGTAAGCTCTGTGCCGCTATTATCGTCATTAAATGAAGCTGTTGAAAGGCCAACATAAACACCAGCAGGCATTGTGTATGCGCCAGTAGAAAGAATGTGGTCGAGAATTTCATTCTCTAGGTAGTCAGACATTGCAGACATAGTTTATTTCTCCGCTGTTGCGTTCTGCCTCATATAGACAGACTTGGTTTGTAATGAGCCAGTACCGTAGTGTGAACGCTCCTCGTCAATACGAACTTCATTTATACCACGAGTAAACTTTTCATCATACTGTGCTGCTCTCTGCTCATCTAGCAGGTAAATATATGCCTCGGTCAATGCCCCATACAAATACAAATCAGGAGAACGCAGGAACAAAGTAGGCGTTGAAACAGCCGACAAGGCATCTACATTTCCAATGTAAACAATCTCCGCTGTATAAGCAGAATCCGGCACTGGCCGAAGTTTCATTTCCTTGCCGACAATGCTGTATCCAAGCGGCTTGCCAAGGCCATTACCTGAGTATGTGCTGTCTAGCGATGATGGACTAGCGTAGTTAAGAACCGTAATAGGGCTAGTATTTAGCTTTACCTCACGCACTTCACGCAAATCTGTTGGCAGGGCAATGTACTCATCACCGGCCACCAATGTCGCCTGTGAACGCTTTTCCTGCTCACGAGTTTCTAGCTCACGGTTAATCCGTGCTTCTGCAAGCTGAATAAAATCAGGTATTACTGAGTTCAAATCAGTACGAGCAAGAAAGTTTGCTATAGCAGTTTGCAGTTCTGCGTAAGAAGAAATAGCCATTAAATGTTACCGCCACCTGTTCTAAATGCTCGGTTTTCGCTGTTATTCAGCCAATCCTTCCAAGCCTTCGGGTTTTCGTTAGGCTTGCCCAACGTCTTCAATAGGTGATGATACACTACATTATTTCTGCCACATGCTGAACATGCTTCTGTGTCCCAATTAGGTCGCCCTTGCGCCAATCATCAGCCATATGCTTGTTTAATTTTATAAGCGTGTCAAAGTTCTGCGTGTTCTCAATAAAGGTCGAGCCATCAGACTCCTGGCGCATATAAGTCTTTTTGCCAGTAACTTTATCGGATGTAAGTAATCTTTTCATTATAACCCCTATAAGAAGAGAGGGCGGTAAAACCGCCCCCTCTATGTTACTTAGGAACCGCTGAGGTCAAAGATGCCAGCGTGTGCCTTTGGAGCTTGTACTTTCAAAGCCCACTCAGTCACAATCTGGAACTTCTCTGCGTCACCTGTTGCCGCAATTTCGTTCTCTGCAAAGTTGCGACCATTGATGGTGCAAAGAGAAGCGAAATCTGGGTCAATCAAGAACGCACGGT